TGGGACCTAAGGGATTTGTTTTTGCTAATGCTAATTGTGCTACACTCCAAGCTAGGCCATTTGGGCTAATTAAAACTTTACCTAATCTTACTACATCATCTACAGCAGATTTAACTAATGCTATAGCTCCACCTCTTACAAAATTATCAGTTACTTGGCCTATTAAATCTAATGCCCCGTTAGTTTCTTTATTTACCTCTGGGAGATCTTTAATTATTAAGGGAGGATTATCCCCATAATCAAATGACCTTTGATAAAAAGGAAGAATAGAAGTTGTCCCATCAAGGTGATTGACCGTGATTGAATCATTTTCTTCAGCGAGTAGGAGGAGATTTTTTAGAGCTATCGCCATTGAACATTAGTCAGGGAGATTGTCTGTGTAAAGATCTGGAGTTGCTCCATCGTTATCTAATACTGAGGCAGCAGAAATCCCTCCATAAACCCCTTGATAATTAGGGCCTACTAGTGATCTGCCTGGTTGATTTGCTGCGGAACCAGCATGTAGGTCCGATCCTACAGGAACACCGAATGGGTATAGTCCCCTTTCTACATCTGGGCCTGTGATTGAAAATGATGGACCTGTTGAGTTTTCCATTTCTCCTACGGGGCGGTTTCCCTGTGCTAAGTCGTGCTGTGATCGTAAATTTTTTAATGACATGATTGTGTTGTTTTGTTGTTTTGTTATAAATATCAAGCAAAGGTAGGACTCGCTTGAAGTGATTGAGTTCCTCCTAGGCCTTTTCTTCCATTGCCGTTAGATGCAGCAAATGCATCCCAGTTATTTTGAATTACTACAGGTTGAGCGGATGCTTTAGCACTACTAGGTCCAACTTGAACGTTATCACCTGGTGTTGTACCAGCCATACCACCATAATTGTCCATAATTGTAAATGGACCTTTGCTTGATGGCGCGAATCCATCTTTTACTTTAGGTGCGCTTCTTGTCATTGCATATAATCCTGCTGCTGCGCCAATAGCTAAAGGAATCCCAAGCCCAAAAGGAATAAATGAAAATGTTTTAAATATACCAGATACAGCTTGTACAAGTGCGGGAACTACACCACCAGCGGCAGAAATTGTTGATTTTAATTCAAGTGCAGCTATCTTTGCTTTATCAATAGCATATGCTGCAGCTATTGCTGCTAAAGTTGTCATTATTCCCACCATTGCACCTAAAAATAATTTTGAGCCTGTTATGGTCTCAAATATCGCGCCAAATATCTCCATTACTGGTACTAAAGAAGCCGCCAAGTCACCTATTGCTGTTTGGAATTTTTCTTGGGCTAAATTTCGTCTTTCTTCGGCATCAAGTTGTTCTAATTTGTCTGCTAATTCACCTTTACCCATTGCTCTTAATTCTTTAGCATTTTTACCTTGGGTTTCTTGTTTAAACAACATATCAGCCATAGCATCTGTGCTCATTCCCATAGATTTAGCTAATGCATCTTGTTGGAGAACATTCATTTTTGAGAATTCAGCATGTGTTCCTACATTTTTAGCTAATTCTGCAGCTACTGTTGCCTGATCTCCTGCTAGAGCTGCCGCCCTCATTCTTTCTAAATTTAACTGCTTACCAGTTAAAAGTTCCGCTTCTAATTCTGCTTCTATTGATTGTTCAAAATTTAACTGAGCTTTACCTGCGTTTACTATATCCTCTAATTCTGCTCCTAATAACTTAGCAGCAGTTACTGCTTTTGCTATTAATTCAGGAGTTGATCCTAAATTTGCTCTTACTTGGCCTGTGACTTTACCTGTTGCTTCTAATACCCCCTTCATATCAAGTTGGATACCTACTCCTCTTTGCATCTCATAAGATGCTCCTAATACACTTTCTTCTACTTCTCTAAAATTCTTTCCTGAGTTTTGAGCTTGGAAGGCTAAATTACCAGCAGATTCAGCTGAAATTCCTACAATTTCAGTAAGTTTAGAAAAAGTTGTCAACATATCTCCACTAAACATAACACCAGTTCCTAATTGTTGATTTAGAGCAGCATTTGCTTTACCTATCCTTACTGAGTTAACTCTTATATCACCTGTATCTCTAGCAATAACTGCAAAGTTCTGTTTTACGGCTTCGGCTTCGGCTTTAGTCATATTAAGACCTTTAGCCATTTCAGTTATTTCTTTTTCAGCATTAAATAGTTGGGTTACAAAAACATCTAGTGCTGCATTCATAGGCCCTTGGAGCTTGTTAAATGCAATTTGGGCACCTACCATTTTTTGCGATATTCCTAAGGCTTTTAGTTTAGCTTTGCCGGCAGTTCCTGCTAGTTTACCTATATTTTCTTGTAAGCCTAATTCTTTTGTTAAGTCGTGATTTAAACCTTTACCAGTTTTTAGAGCTGCTTGGAGCTTTTTTAGCTTATCAGTATCTAATTTATTAACCTTATTCTTTAAATTTAATTGATTAGCTTCACTATCCATAAATTCTTTAGATAGATCTGTACTTTCAGATAAATTATTAGTTACTTTTTTAGTTAAAGAAGAGGTTTTGCCTAAACTCTTATTTAATTCATTAATAAGGTTGCCTATTTCAGAGAAGGTATTTTTTATATCTTTACCCGCCTTATTAACATCATTTATTTTTTCTTTAGCCATAGAGTAATATTATTGTCTTATATAAATATTAAGAAATTAAGTTCTATTTACATTAGGAGTAGTAGGCATTTTTTTCATATTTTGTTTAGAAGTATTCATAGCCTTTTGGTCTTCTTTATGACGTTCTTCATGAAGATCATTTATTTTTTTAATATGATAACGCCTAATATGAATGGGCATAATATATACTTCAGAGTATATAAAGCCCCCATTTCCATAATACACTAAATCGTGTATTTCCTGATAAACCTGGAATTTATAATTCGGTGTCAGGCCAAAAAAACGTGATCCCAATTGGAACCCTGACCTCCTTTTCTCCAGCTTCTGTTTCAAGATTGAATAATAAATCTACATCAGGCTGGATTTCTTTGATGTATTGTCTTAATGCTCTAGCGTCGCGTGCTAGTAATTGGGTATCTACAAACTCACGTATTGTTTTGCTTTCAGACTCACCCTCAACTGATAATATCATATGTTTTAACCGAGTGCTATATTCGGGGGATTCTCCTTTTTTAACTCTTTTAATCCCTTTAACTTCATTATTTATCTTTTTTTCATCACCATGAGTAAGAAGTTTAAAGGTAATAGTTTTTTTAGTTGTAGGAAGTGTAAATTCAAATTCATTTTGCCCTTTAGTTAAAAGGTCTCTTTCATCTAATATTTTATCTTTTATTTCAGTGAGATCAACAGTGTGTTCCTCATCATTTATCTTAAAAGTATAATCTTTACCATACCCCAAAACACGGGCAGCAATCATAACTGCATTTTTATCGCCTACTACTATATCATTGTAATCAATAGGAGTTACGATTAGAGATTTTAATAATTTATCTATTACAGTTCCATTCTTAATGTAACTTTCATTTGTAAGGATATCTTCTTCTTTAGCAGTCATGTATTTCATTTCTAATACACCTTTTGAAAGAGGATTATCTGGGGAGTAAATTAAACCTTTTGAGGGTAAAGTAACTTCCTCAGTAGGGAATAGTTGTTTATTTTCCATTTTATAACTTTTGTATGTTTGCATATACATATGTAAAAAAAAGAGGTGCTTGCGCACCTCTTCAACTTTTATATATAAATAATTTTAGTAATTTAGGATTGCATAATCCATAGCAATTGTTAAACTAATTTCCATAGGTGAAGATGATGTCCAATCACCACTTCCAAATGAAGCTTCAGTTACATAAGCTCCTTTACAAATCCATTCTTCAACAACATCACCAACAGGTCCTAGGGTATTAAATCTTACATCCTTTTTATAGAAGTCAGAGTAACCATCTCTACCTGTTACTGATTCGTGATGGAGTCGAACCCATTCCATTACTGCTTGTGCTCCTGAAGGTGTTACTGGATCATATAGGGTACAAGAAATTGTAGACCAATCGGATTTACCTTTAACTTTTCTTTTCACGTTAATGTGGTCAAGAACTACTTCTTCTGCTGTGTATTTTGGTTTATCTGCGGTTTTTACAAGATAGGCGGGAATTCCGTCTATGTAAAATATAAATCTATTTTGTAGTTTAGGCTCGTAAGCCGTAAAAAACATATCTGCTGAGCTAAGTATTGCCATTGTGTTGTTATTTTATTATAAATATAATTCTTTTTAGTTTTTAGTCATTAAATGTAGCTCCTGTTGGCTGTATTGTATAATCTAGAATTATAAATTCAGCTGTTCTGGTTGGTTGAATAAATATTTGACCTACTAATTGGTTTCTATCTATAGCATCAGCTGTGTTGTTGCTTTCATCCATTACTACTCTAAAGGCAAATAATCCTTGTCTTTGTTGAACTGATTCTAAGAATG